ATCTAAGGGAAGGCCCCCAATGTGGCTTGAGCCACTCCAAACTATTGATGTTAATACACTAGCCTATGTTGGGCTTTTGTGTTGTTTTAACGGCGTTTTGAAGCAGTGGTCGCTTACAAACTTAACACAGAAGATTGGCGAAATGGTTGAGCAAGAACTTTTATTGGTCGAATTAATTGAAGCAGATGGCAAAACAAATCGCCGCTTGATCGCACAAGTAACAGAAGCACACAGCAGCCGAGAAGTTCGCTTAAAGTCACTTCGCAACATTACGATGAAAAACGGCTTTCGCTCACTAAACTTTGGCGTGTTCACGGACCAAGCGTCAAAGGCTGCAATGAAAATGCGAAGGACGCAGTATGCGGCTCCAGTGCTTTCAGCAGTCTTACAGTATTGCGATGTGTTTCAGAAACAGACGGAGTTTGAGGGCAAGAACAACAGGACCACTTGTGTGGCTCTGACAAAAGAAGCTGAACGAAACTTGATGAACAGTGAGGAGCATCTGTCATGGATGCAGCCCATCTATAAGCCAATGCTGACACCTCCAGCACCTTGGACGGGCTTTGATACGGGCTGTTACCAAGATGCGTTTTTAAGCAGCCGTGTGAAGCTTGTGAGGCAAGCCACAGCAGCGCAGAAAAGGGCCATAGAACACCAGTTTACTTTAGGCACTCCAATCTATGCTAGGGCCGTAAACGCGCTTCAGGCAACCCCTCTTAGCATCAATAGGCCAATGCTGGAGGTCGTCGAGTGGTGCTGGCAGGCACAGATGGACCTTGGCAAGTTTCCGGTTTCAACTCTACCTCCAAGGCCGCGTATGCCAGAGGACCACATGAGCTTGGCCCCTATACTAAAAGCAGCAATCAAAGCTGACATTCGCAAGCACTTTGCTCTTGAGCGACAGGTTAAGGGTGCGGCGGCTGTAATGCGTCAAGACCTTGAAACAGCCAAAGAGCTTTCGGAACATGAGCAGTTCTATTTGCCTGTCAATCTAGACTGGCGGTCGCGGCTGTATTTTGTGTGTACGTTTAATTATCATCGTGACGACCATATCAAAAGCCTCTTTACGTATCAGAGAGGCTATAAAGTTGAGGGCAACAATGCTTATTGGCTGATGGTCCACCTTGCAAACTGCGGTGACTTTGGAAAGATAAGCAAAGAGCCGCTTGATGCTCGCGTTGCTTGGGTTGAGGGCAACCACCATATGCTTTTAGACATTGCTGCTGATTACCAAGCGACCTTCGATCTGTGGTCAGTAGCTGATAAGCCTTTCTGTTTCTTGGCGGCGGTCTTTGAGTATGCCAGATTGATAACGGAAGGTGAAGACTTCGTTGGCTATCTTCCGATTTCTTTGGATGGCACGAACTCTGGCTGTCAACATATGTCTGGTATTTCGCTATCTGAGACAGAGGGCTCTTTAGTGAACCTGACCAACACAAGTGAAATGGCTGACATATACAAGCTAAATGCAGAGCGCGTCACAGAGGAGCTCTTGTCTATCACTGACGATGTGCAGCCTTTTAATGCAAAATGGGAGGACTCACGGACACGCTTCCAGCTTGCAAAGGCTTGGCTTGATTTTGGCATCACAAGGTCTGTCTTAAAGAGGCCTGTTATGACTTTTGCTTACTCATCTGTAGCCATTGGCATGGCTGGCCAATATGTAGAGGACTTCTGCAAACCACTGCAAAGAAAAGTTATCTACGGTAAGCTTGCGGCTCATCCACTGGGCGACACAGAACGTGCCCAATTCGAAGCGGCAAGGTTCATGGGTCAAATCAGCTACGATGCAATACAAAAGACGTTGCCAAAAGTGAGTGAGATCATGGAGTATCTAAAAGCTGTTGCACAAGTCATAAGCGCGGAGAACAAGGCAATCAAATGGCTAACACCAAGCGGCTTTCCAATCGTGCAAGAGTATCGACGAAAGACACGCAAAGAGGTCAAAATCTTTCTGTATGACCGCAAGCTAGAAAAGCGCACAAGGTCAAAGGTAAGCCTCGCACAAGAAACGTCTTCCATTGACGTAAAGAAGTCCATGAACGGCATCAGCCCCAACTTTATCCACGGGTCTGGTGACGCCGCACACATGCACTTATTGATATGCAAAATGCTCGACCAAGGGTTAGCGGAAGACTTCTTTCTGATACATGACAGCTTTTCTATATCTGGTGATACGTGGGACTTGTTCCACAGCGTTCGGGAAACATTTGTGGAAATGTACGAAGCGCCATGCAGGTTGCAGCAATTTGAGACAGAGATTAGACAGCAGCTTAATGACCCAAACCAAACGCTGCCGCCGATACCAGCAAAGGGCACTTTGGACATAAAACAAGTGCTAACGAGCCAATTCTGTTTTTCATAACATTATGTCCCTTTATTGAAGACCCTTTGGCCTATCCAGCCTGAGGCCTTCATTTTACCTCCCTTAACTCAGGGCCTGCTGTTCAATCAGTAGGCCCTTTTTTATCATATGAACGGAAGAAAACACAATGGCTAAAATCAAATACCAAACACCGTTAGGCCGCGCTAGATTTCCACACTTGAGCAAGCCAGACACGGCGTTCGACACAGTAACACCAAAGTTCAAAGTGGAAATAGTAATGAGCGCAGCAGATGCAGCACCTCTGGTTGCAAAGATCAGAGAAGAATGCGTTTTAGTCCACGGTAAGGCAAGCTATCGGGCACCCATCACCGTTGACGAAGAGACAGGTGAAGTAGCTTTTAAAGTGCAGTCTAAGTACATGCCCATCTTCATAGATAGCACGGGTGCTGTCATTGACTGTGAAGACCCTGCCAACATCCCAAATATCGGGGGCGGCTCTGAGATCCGCGCAGGCGGTACGCTCAACATATATGAAGTCAGCGGCACTAAGGGTGTAGCTCTGATGCTGAACACAATCCAAATCAGCAGCCTTATGAGTGCCAAGGCAGATACCAGCGATTTTGGAGCAATCAACGGTGGTGATTATGTAGCCAAAGCCAACGGCAATGAAGTGTCAGCAGATGAAAGCGGCCTGACGCTTACTGCCCCAGACAACGAAGCGTATGACTTTTAACAAACACAGATTTCGTGGCATTGCTGCTGGATATAGAAGCGGTCTGGAAGAAACTATTAGCGATGTACTGCGCGACCAAGGAATCGAAGTCCTCTATGAGACTGACAAGATTTATTACACAATACCAACGCGCAGCAGCAAGTATACTCCCGACTTTAAGCTGCCAAAAGCCAATGGTTTCTGGTACTTAGAGACTAAAGGTATCTGGGCAGTCGCTGACCGCGCCAAGCATATACTAATACAAAAGCAGCACCCTGACATCGACATCAGGTTCTTGTTCTCGAATGCACGAGCCAAACTATACAAGGGCTCAAAGACCACTTACGCAGACTATTGCGACAAGAATGGCTTTCGATATGCACACAAACATATGCCACAAGAATGGCTGGATGAGTGCCTTTCGCATTTGACTAAGTGAAACAGAGGGCTGCCGAATGGTGGCCCTTTTCACATTGTGTCGATCCAAAGGAAAACAAAATGCAATTATTAGATATGGCGACAGGAACAGCCGAAGCAGAATTTGTAGCACACGGACCATGCACATCGTGCGGCTCCTCTGATGCAAATGCACAATATTCAGATGGATCAACGTGGTGCTTCTCTTGCCAGACCCATACGTTTGGTGACGGTGCGATAACACATCTGCCCAGCGCAAAGAGAGCTAACGCTGCACTACTTGAAGGCGAGTATGTGGACCTGCGCTCTCGACAGATCACAGAAAGAACATGCCGCAAATATGGCTACATGGTTTCGAAGCACCCGACTACTGGCCAGTCTGTGCAGGTCGCTACTTATAAAGACTTGCAGGGCCGCGCTGTAGCCCAAAAGATTAGAACAGCAGACAAGAAGTTTTCAGTAGTGGGCGACAAGGATGCAATGGGCCTCTTCGGCATGCATCTTTTTAGCAATGGGAAGAAGATCGTCGTGTGCGAGGGAGAAATTGACACCTTGTCAGTTGCCCAGACGCAGAACCTAAAATTTGCAGTAGTAGGAGTTCCCCACGGAGCTCAGAGTGCAAAGAAGCATCTGCTTAAACACATGGATTACCTAAGCGGCTTCCAAGAGATCATTTTGATGTTCGACCAAGACGAAAGTGGGCAGAGTGCGGCACAGGCCTGCGCTGAGGTGCTGCCAGTAGGCAAAGTAAAGATAGCTGTGTTGCCACGCAAAGATGCAAACGAATGCCTCTGCAACGGAGAGAACAGCGCAATCATTACAGCGATACACGAAGCAGCGGACTTTAGGCCTGACGGCATTGTCAGCCTAATTGACCTCCGCGAGACTGTTGCTGTGCCAGACCCTGAAAGCCCGATGCGCTACCCGTATCCGATGTTAAATCAGATGCTGAAGGGCTATCGCCAAGGCATCGTCTGCCTCATTGCTGGTTCTGGTGTTGGTAAGTCCACTCTGGTCCGTGAGTTTGCATATCATCTCCACCAAAACGGCTACACAGTCGGAATGCTTATGCTCGAAGAGAGCGTCAAGCGTACTGGCCAAGGTCTGGTTGGCCTACACATCAACAAGAACATCACTGTTGATCCTGATGCAGCAAGTTCCGAAGAGATTAAGTCTGGATTTGATAGCCTACTGACCGCTGGTCCGATATTCCTATTCGATCATTTCGGTGCGAATGACATGGACATTATTTGTAACCGCATTCGGTATATGAAGCATGCGCTACGTTGCTCTGTCGTCTTCATAGACCACATCTCAATGATAGTTTCGGCCAATACGGACACTAACGATGAGCGGCGCATGATCGACGGTATAATGCACACGCTGCGCGTTCTGTGTTCAGAGCTTGACCTGTCTTTAGTTTTAGTCAGCCACCTAAAGCGGCCTCAGTCCGAAAAGGGACACGAGGGCGGGGCGCAAGTCTCACTTAGTCAAATGCGGGGTAGTCACTCTTTAGCGCAGCTATCTGATGCTGTGATAGCGATGCAAGTCCCAGAAGATGATACAACGTCTGGCGCTCGTGATCTGGTAGTCCTGAAGAACAGATTTAGTGGCTCAGTCGGTCCAGCAGACGAACTTCAGTACGTTATGGAAACAGGCCGCTTAGTCACAGCTAACAACAGCATCCCATTTTAAAAACAAACGAACACGAGGAGATAAGCATGACTTATTCACGCAGTCTAACTATGAATGACTACCAAGCTGAAATGGCATCAACAGCCATCTACAAGTGGCCTATAATATACCCGGCGCTGGGTCTTGCGAATGAGGCGGGCGAGGTGCTTGGCAAGCTAAAGAAGCTCATCCGCGACAATGATGTACGTTTTGATGGCACTAAAAGCCTTACCGACACGCAACGAGCAGACATCGCTGCGGAGCTGGGTGATGTGCTTTGGTATGTAGCAGCGTTCAGCCGTGACCTCGGCATAAGCCTGAACGAAGTCGCAGAGATTAACTTAGAAAAGCTGGCAGACCGCAAGGCTCGTGGAAAGCTGATGGGCTCTGGTGACAAGCGATGACGGGGGGCCGTTGGGTCTGGGACTTAGAGAGTAACGGCCTGCTCGACACCATTCACACTGTTTGGTGTATCGTCTGTCGAAACGTAGATACGGATGAAGTCCGTGAGTTTGGCCCAGATGTAATACAAGGTGCTCTGGACCTTTTAGCAGGCGCTGATGAGATCATAGGTCACAATATAATTGACTACGATCTGCCAGCTTTGGCCATCGTGTACCCAGAGTGGACTACAAGTGCCAAGATCACAGATACTTTAGTGCTCTCTCGGCTTCTGCGTGGTGAATTATTCAACGATGATGCAGAGCGCAACTTTAGCCAAGATAAGTTCGCAAAGCGTCTTTGGGGGTCACACAGTCTTAAAGCGTGGGGCCTTCGACTGGGGGACTTCAAAGACGACTATGATGGGGGATGGGACGCATTCAGTGACGTAATGATGACGTACTGCGTCCAAGATACTGCTGTCACTGCAACTCTTTACAAGCACTTTATGTCATCTAAGCCCAGCGCCGTAGCTGTGGACATGGAGCATGACGCTGCCAGCATGTGCCGTGAGATCGGTAGCAACGGATGGACTTTCAACGAAAAGAAGGCAACAGAACTTTATGCCATGTTGGCACAGAAACGCCATGGACTTGAAGAAGACCTAAAGGAGCTTTTCCCAGCTTGGGAAGTCGAAGAAGACTTTTTACCTAAGAGGGACAACAAGACACTCGGCTACAAAGCTGGCGAAGTGTTTGTTAAGCGCAAGACAGTCTACTTTAATCCAAATAGCCGCCAGCACATACACAAGTCCTTAGTCGATAAGTACAAGTGGAAAGCCAAGGACTGGAGCCCAAGCGGTCAGGCTAAAATAGACGAAACGATCTTGGAGAATCTACCGTATCCAGAAGCCAAGCGGTTAGCTGAGTTCTTCCTTATACAGAAGCGTATCGGCATGCTGGCCGAGGGCAACGCTGCATGGCTAAAGAAGGTCAGCCCTGATGGCAAACTGAGGCACAGGCTTGTGTCAAATGGATGCACCAGTTCGCGCTGTAGCCACCAATCGCCAAACTTAGGTCAAGTTCCAGCGTCACGATCACCTTATGGCAAAGAGTGCCGTGAGTTGTTCTCAGCACCAGAGGGCTGGGTTATGTGCGGCTCTGATTTATCAGGCATCGAACTGCGGTGCTTGGCTCATTACCTTTTCCCATATGACGGCGGTGACTATGCCAAGCAAATACTTGAAGGTGACATCCACACGTTCAACCAAAAGGCGGCTGGTTTAGCTACGCGAGACCAAGCCAAGACGTGGATTTACGCAACCCTATACGGTGGGGGTGACCGTCTTATTGGGGCCATTGC